ATTTGAACTTTTAAATAAATCAGATAAAAAATATGACGCAGTTATAAGAACAAGGTTTGATATGTGTGTTGAAACACCTATCGATATTACAGATTATGATTTGACACAACCTGCAATATTTTCTCCTGATGTTTGTCATAACCCTGCTGTATTATCTGATTTTTTAATGTTTGGTAGTGGTAATTGCATGAACATTTATCAAGAGATGTTTGATAATTATGAATTGTATAAAAGACAAGGTGTACATGTTGGTTCTGGAGAAGAGATAATTAACCGAGCTATTTTCGATAATGCATATACAAAAGTAAAAACTAATCATGAAGTATATGGTATAAGACCGGTTGGCCATTGGGTTGGAGCATATTGGACAAACGTAGACAGCCCTCTAATAACTAAATATTTGCCTTCTTAATATATAGATATATACTAGTAGAGTAATGATTATTGAACAAGACATATATGATGGATCTTTGATTCATAACCGATTTGCGTATGAATATTTTCGTAAAGATGTTTCTCCTGTAGGTAATATTGTTGCGTTTCGCGCTCCAATGGAAGTTAAAGATAATCTAATTGACTTGGAGGATACTTTAACAGATGATTATATTTCCTCTAAAGATGCAATTAATTTATGTTGGGAGATACCTAATCTATGTCCACTAGGAGCTGTTGCGTTTCAACGTTTATTCAATACAGCGGTTGCTCAACTACTATCCGAATATATTAAGCTTCCTATTTCAATGAAAGGAGACGATCTTATGGTTATTGATAAGTTTAAAGGATCAGATGGCGAAGAAAGAGAAGAAGGTAAAGTAAGTGTTTCTATTACCTATAGTAAAGAAAACGTCGCATTAGGTCATACAGCGCTTAATATTGATGCAGGTAAAAACGCTCCAGGTTTTGCTTATTCATCAAAGTTATCAGATGAAGATGTTGAGGGTCTTATGATTAAAATTTGTAATTACTTCAATTATGAAATTAGAGATCAGTTTGTAGCTACAACAAAAGTAATTGTATAATGATTGTTGAGTATTACGGTGTTGGTGAAAACGTTTGTGAGTGGGATTACCTACAAACTGTACTTAAATACATTACATTAAATGATGATTATAAAATACATGTTGTAAGTGTAACACAAGAATGGGATTATAGAGACAAAGTAATACTTAATAACGACAAGAAGAATATTATTATTGGTCTTTCAGACGAATTTATGACAAATAATATTCCTAAACTGTGGCAAGATAGCTGTACCGTTTTTAAAGCGTACCTAACATCAGACCAAGAGTTAAAGAATGTTCACGCTTTTCCATTAGGTTATAATAAAAAGCATGTAAAACTTAAAAATAAAATAATTGCCGATAGAAGTATAGATGTCTTTTTCGCTGGTCATATGTCGTCAGCGAATAGAGTTAAGTTTATGAGACCTGTTATTGAATTTTTTAATCAAATGTCTCATGATAAAAGACCTAAATTAGATTTTAATATTTCTCGTGGTTTTAATATGGGATTGTCAGGTGAGCAATATTCAGAAAAATTACACGATTCGAAAATAGTAGTTTGTCCTGCAGGTAATGTTAGTATGGAAACATTTAGACATTATGAAGCAATGAGAAGTGGAGCTGTAGTTGTATCCCCTAAATTACAGGAAACAAAAATATACAAAGATGCTGCTATCTGTCAAGTTGAAGATTGGGATAAAGATGTTGGTAATGTAATTATGGATTTATTATCAGATTTAGATATGCTACAATTAGTGCAAAATCGGCAGCAGCAAACTTATAATAATAGATTTAAAGCTGAGTCAGTTGCTAAATATATTACAAATATTATAATGGAGAATACGTGTTATGAATTTCTTTCAGTTACAAAATAAACTATTTTACTCCAATAAACAAAAGCAACCGGATCCGTTAGATCAAGAAGGTGAGCAGTCATTTGTACCCTTTCTCTTCAATAGATGGCTCACAATGTACAGTAAAGAAACTGTTGGTTTTGTAAATGAAACTCTTAATAAATATTGTGGTATTTTTGATACTGATAAGCAAAAAACGTATAAGCTTTACTTTAATTTAATACCTCGACTCAAATTTAAACGTATTAGTTACATTAAGAAGCCTAAAAAAGATAAAGATAAGCAAGAGGAAACTGATCAACTTAAGATGATCGCGAAGAATAAAAATATGTCTGTTCGAGAGCTAGAGATATACAAGAATCTGCTTGATTAATTTTCAACCTAATGTAAATATAAGTATGGCACAAAGAAGTATTGATACTCTAGCTCCTCAAAAGCATCTTATTGACCTCTCGACAAATAATGATGGAGATGTCGGTCTTACAGATGAGTTTGAACTTACAATGATTTTTGATGATATCCTACTAGTTGAATATGTTGATGAAAATGATACAGGTGAAATTGAACGAAATGGTATATTCGTACCAACCAACGCTTTGACAAAAGCTTGGCGTAAAGCTAGAGTTATTCTAGCTGGTCCAAAAGCTGAATATACAAAACCTGGTGATATTGTTATTTTTCCAAATAATCTTGGCGTTACCGTAGCTAACATTGATGTAAATGGTTCGGCTGTGAAGAAAGGAATCTTCCTAAATGAAGATCGTTTATTTGGAATTTGTAAATTAAAGAATGATAATACAAAGAGCAGCTCTTGATTCACTATTATTAAATAATGTATGTGAAATAAGATTTGTAAGACGTCGTCCTAGAGCAGGAGATGGCCCTACAAGAAGAATGCTATGTACCAAGTCTTACGACTTATTAAATTCTATAAACGGTAAAACTACACTAAACTATGCTCCTCCAAAAGGTCCGGCGAAAATTAATGAAGCAGCGGAAAATGTTTTAGTTGTATGGGACATATTAATGCAAAGTTATCGTACCATAAGTATGAATTCATGCGATCTTATTCAACAAATTCCAAATAATGATTTTTGGGAATATTTTAATGAGAATATATACCCAATGTCTCCTGAACAAAAATATAACTTTATGAATTCATGAATGTATCTCTCGAAAAATTTTCCGATTGCATAAAACCATATTTGCTCCAAACGGTTGCTATATGCACGGATCGTAAAATTATTAGAAAGGGCAAATTACGGATTTTTCAAATTAAGCAACATTATGCTAAACTAACCTTAGAGGATGAAGTAAGGACTCGTATATATGAGATACCTTACCCGTTTGATATATCGAAAGTTGGAACAAAAACTATATTGTGCTATAAACTAAATAAATTTTTAAATGTTGGCGATCTACAATTACAGGTTAAATTTTTAGATTCCTCTAAAAAGTCTAAGATATATAATGAAAATTTGTATATAATGCCTTTAGATGAAGTTGATTTATAGTAGATCGCGACTATAATCATAGTAGGTGATTAATAATTTATTGCAGCATTTTCCAGAGGGTTACGATCCTAATCCATCTCAAGTTAAACTTCTTAAAAGTATTGATGAAGCTTTCAACACAGGAAGTAAATTTGTAATTTGTAATGCTCCCACGGGTAGTGGTAAAAGTTTTATATCTAAATCATTAGGTAATGTCGCTAATGAGAGTACTGATGAGTTTAGACAGTTAGTTACATCATATGCTGCATATAAAAGAACGCAGACCGGTTATACCTATCAGGATGAATGTGAGGAAGCACCTCCATTTGGTTGTACGGCATTAACCATTACAAAAGCTCTACAAGATCAATATAAAGATCTTTTTGATGAAACAGCTGTCGTGAAAGGTAAGTCAAATTATCAATGTGCAATCGACGAGCGTTATCCGGTTGATGTAGCGCCATGTTTGCATTCTGCTAGTTTAAAAGCAGATTGCTGGGCAAAAAATAAGTGTACGTATTATGAAGCAAGAAACAAAGCGTTAGTATCGCAGTTTAACACATTAAACTATAATATGTTTTTTGCTTTACCTAACCATCTTAAAAAGAGGCAGTTTTTGATTTGTGACGAGGCTTCTGAGTTAGAGGATCAACTTGTTAAAGAATTTACTTGCAAAGTGGATTACAAGTTTCTCATGAGGATGGATATTAGCGTTAGACCACTAACTAAGCGTATGTCTGCTGTTAGGTGGTTGACAGAATTACAGCTCGATCTTACAGATAAGATTGATGATATTAAGGATATTTTATCAGTAAAGAAGACTAATAACAAAAAAGCTATTTTAGACCTTACAACTAATATGCAAAGGTTGATGAATTTGCATAATAAGGTCGAGCAGGTAACTGATTCATGGCAGGAGTCAGAGTATGTTTATGAAAAAGATGAAACCGGTATTACGTTTATGCCATTGAAAGTTGATAAATTAGCGTATAGATTGTTTGATTATGCTGATAAAATTATTTTGATGTCCGCGACAATAATCGATCCGAGTAATTTTTGTAAGTCATTAGGAATTACTGATTATAAATACGTGGAAGCAGAATCAAGTTTTGATCCTAAAAAAGCACCTATTGTCTGTAATCCTAAGTATAAGTTAAACTATCATACTATGGATAAGTATTTACCACGTATTATTAAACAGGTCGCTGAGATATGTAATCATCATGCGAATGATAAAGGTATCATTCATTCTCAAAATAATAATATAACTGCTAAACTTGGTACCATGTTATATGGTGATAGGTTTTTATACCGAGAACCTGGAGTTAAAAATGAAGATATTCTAGATAAGCATATGTCAAGCGCGCAACCAACTGTGCTCGTTTCGCCATCTATGTCTTATGGAGTTGATCTAAAAGGTGATCTAGCAAAGTTTCAAATACTAATTAAAGCACCATTTCTACCCACGAAGGATGTTAGGATTGAACGAATGATGAAAAACGACTTTGATTGGTATCAAAATAAAATGTTATGTTCATTAATCCAAGCATGTGGTCGTGGTGTACGATCTAAGAAAGATACTTGCATAACTTATATTTTAGATGGTACAATTGTTGATAGTATACTGAGATCGAAACATAAGTTACCGAAATATTTTTTGGAACGCTTTGTTTAGTATTAAATATATATAGCTTTGAAAAATTATACTTACAATTTTGAAGTTAAGGATCTCTTAACTCAGTTTGTTGCAGCATTTGATGATACAGTTGTTAAGCGTTATGACAAAAATAACAATACTCGTCAAGAGGTAGCAGTAAGGTATGTGTTTGCGCCTAAGCAGCGTATAATGTATGATATAGTTAATAAAGCTCAGAATATAGAACTCCCTGTAGTGGCTATTGATTTAGCAGGTATATCGTATGATACTGATCGTGTATTTAATAAACTCGATAATTTTGAAAATTACCGTAATTCTAATTCTTCCTCGTCCATTAGAACTCCAACACCTGTTAACCTAACAGTTAATATGTCCATACTTTGTAGATATATGCAGGACATGGAACAAATTATTTCTAACTTTGTACCGTATTCAGATCCATATATTATACTCGCATGGAAGGAGCCAGTTTCATCAGACGTTAGCAATAATATAGAGATACGATCAGAAGTGTTATGGGATCAGAATATTACTCTAAACACCCCGACTGAAACAACATATAGTGACAAGTTTAGAATTGTTGCTGATACAAGCTTTACTATTAAAGGTTGGTTATTTAGAAGTAAAAATGAAAAAAGCTCTCCAATATACTTTATTGAAAATAATTTTATAAATGTAAGACCGGATTTTAACTTTAACCAAGGTCTTTCATCATTAGATTATGAAACGTTTTTTGCAAATATGTCATCAACGGTAGGAGATGTTGAAACAATTACTCTTTCAGGAATTCCGGATATTACAAATGTTTATTTTAATACATCAGGGTCATTACTACCCTTAGATAATCCTACAACGATTGTAACTAATACTTCAGCCGGTGGTAGAAGTTATACTTTATATGGTAATAACTATGATAGAACAGAGTTTGTAATGCTCAGTTCGAATAGCGCTATTACAACAGGTTTCACTGCAGTAAATACAACTTACACAGGTGAAGTAAGCGGTTATATTCTACCAGCTAGTCAGTGGAATGTACTTAATAATCAAATCCTCAATATCATGATACCAGCACTTACCGCTTCTGGTAGATTTGATGTTATTGTTAAAAACCCAGCGGGATGGAAGACTTCAGCAGAAATAGATGGCTTCCACTTCACCGCAGAATAAATAACTAAAGATGGCTGATACTTCTCCAACAAATGACGGTAGAGCTGCTACGTTTGGCAGAAATCTAGTGAGTTA